GAGGGGGTCAAGGAGTGGCGGGCATGGGGGGTGAGCAGCGGACACGAGACGCTGCGCACAACTCTGTTCTGGATGAGCAAGTCCAACACCAATCGGCGAACGACGAACGCGTTTGCCACAATTGTGGTCAGAAGGGCCACATTGCGAAGCGCTGCCCGAAGGGGGGGGCAGGTGGGGGAAAAGGCCGGGGCACGCGCGCTAGAGCGAGCGCGAACGCCGTGGCAAAGAGTGCAATGGAGAGCACTCAACAGGAGCAGGGCGCTCGTGATGCCGCGAAGGAAGCCATCAGGGAACTGAAGGACCAAATCGCGAAGATGAATGCGGCACCGCCGATTCATGCCCTGCCGGATAGCAAGAAACTGCTGTTCGCACGATCGTTAGTTCTGCCCAACTTCCAGTCGTGTCCAGAACCGGAGCCGTACCGCTACAGGCTGCCTTGGGAGGAATTTTTTGTTGTCCTTCTCTCGGCGCTAGCGGGTTCTCTGGTTGTTTCACTACCAACGCAGAAGTATTGGGTGTTCATGGAGATCTGGTCACAAGTGGCGCAGATCGCCGGAGGCATCCTTCTGTTCGGCGTTGCCCTAATTTACCTGGTCATCATTATCGTACGCCATGGTTGGGTGTGGTGGCGGCGGTTTGCTAAACTGCCGTGGAAGCCATACAAAGGACCCCAACTGGTGTACATGTACCGCTGTCCCAATGTCACAACGTTCGACAGCGATGAGCGCGGCCCGACCAACCGCGCGCAAAATATGCTCTACGCTGACCCGAATTACGCCGACTGGGAGGTTCATGATTGGACCGGCGTTGAATTCGCCGATGATGAGGAACCGCCAGTGCGTGTTCGCAGATTCATCGTGAGCGAAGTGCTCTTGCAGGTACTGCTGTCGCAGACAGTTGTGTTGCACCTGGACAAGCCGGAGATCGTCTTGGAGAAGATGGTCCTGTTGGCGAAATCCTCGAGCTGCATCAACATCGCGTCGGTGGTCCAAGCAGGGCAGGGAGTCGTGCAGAACACAGTGGATCTTGCTTTCGCTGCGCTGTACGGCTACCATCACCACACGGATCGCCGGCTCTACCACCATGTCATGCGTGAGCCGGGAAACGTGCGCGTGCCGGCGAGGTTGTGATGCTCGGCTACAGGTGGGATGAATTTGACGGCCCGATCGGTGACACGGATGACTTCGAGATCAAACGTGACCAGAAACGGTCCATCCCACGCCGTCCAGCGATGAAAAGTATTGGATTCGCGGACCGCACTGCCGCAATGCCGCACGCCGACTTAGACGATGCGGAGACCTATCTCGCCGGCCTGTTGAAACGCTTATTACAGAAGCGCATCAGGCCAGGCCCGCGCTTGCTTCGGGCCCTTAAGAAACAAGCAAGCATCATCGCGACCCATTTCGGTCGCGTGTCAGCTGATGTTGTGATAGATGCTGACCATTGGCTCGCCGAAGCCAAATACCCAAATTGGCGCAAAGACGAGTTGCGCAAAATCCTGGCTGCTGTATTGGGCGGGGCCAGTCTACCAAAACACGTTGGAAGTTTTGGTAAAGACGAGCAATACAAGAAGTTTGCGCACGAGCGTCTCATCAACGCACGTCCAGACGAACTGAAAGT